TAACCATATTGCCGGAGGTGTTGTAAAGACCCGTAAACAAGGCGTTTCCGGTGCTAACGAGACTGGTGGCCAGATTACCCGAAGTATTGTATAGTCCGGTCTCGACAATGTTACCTGTGCTTATGAGAGTTGACGAACTCACCATGTTACCGGAAACATTGTATAGCCCCGTGAAAAGAGCGTTGCCTGAATTTATAAGTCTCGTGTCCAGATTGCCCGAAGTGTTGTAGAGGCCCGTATATAGGAGGTTGTGCGATGCGGTCGCAGCGGCTGCTGTTTGGACTCCCGTGGACATTACGACAGTTAGATTGTCACCTATCGAGTCAACGCTTGCTCCGCTCGCATAAGAAAACGCTGTCCCTTGAGTCGTGCCATCATTGAAAGCTATGCCGCTTACTCCGAGACTTATGCCCGTTAGCGAAGCTATGTTGCCGCTTGCAAAAACAGATCCACTAGCAGGGTATGTTAGAAATACTGTGGCATCTCCAGAAAGATAGATTGGAACACCATCTCCGCTAGCGCTTGCTAGTACGGTGTCTCTGGTCAAAGTATTTGAACTATAGGTTCCTATGCCAACTTCCCAGTTGGTCACTTCCTCAATGGCATAGAAGGTTTGAGAACCATTATCTAAAACAGAAAAATCTTGGTAGCCACCAAGAGAGCTTGTTAAAGATATCGTTCCTATACCTACGGTGGTGCTACCCTGTTTTACCCTGTCTCGTACGAATATCATTCGAACAACCCCTCTGCTTTACTTAAAGAATATATCGAGGTCTCCGCTCGCAAATGTAAAGGTGTCTCCATTAGTAACATTCTTAGGTGTTGTAAGCTGTCCATAAAGGAGTATATTTGCTTCAGAGCCTCCTGCGTCAGCAATAAATACCCCAGAGACATATCCCCAGCTAGAAGTGGCTGTGGGAAACGTTATCTCTTGAAAATTATTGGTTTGCCCGGAAGTCGCCGGAGCGGCCCAGTAGTCGGTGCCGGGCCCCCCTGAAGCTCTAGCGTAAGCACCTCCGCTAAGTTCTTGACCAAAACTACCACTTTCAAGAGATCCTGAATTATAGTTTCCAACCAACCCTACATATATACCGGTAGGAGAGGCAAAAGTAATCTCCTTAAAGATATGGCCTATTAGACCAGACTCCAAATAGTGTGACATTGCAGACATATTTTTCTCCGCATTTATTCAGGAGTTTTTAATTTCACCGCATCTTTCCCACCAATCAATGTTGGGAATGTAATAGCATCTTTGGTTAGAGACTTTTTGTCTCCCTCTTTCTTTTCGGATTGAGAACCCTCTATTTTCAACTTAAGAATATCTTCAAGAGTTGGGACCTCAATATCTGTATCAATGGCCCACCTAACATTGTGTTCTTCGGCCCACGACCGCATTCTTCGAACAGGAACTATGAGATTAAAGGTCTCTCCAGCCCCACGTACCAGCATGCCTACATATTGGCCCTTTTTGTCCCCTGATCTTTCTGATAGGAAAACGCCCCCTCCAGAGCTACCGGGGAATGCCGTTACCGTAGTTTGGTCAAATACAACACCGTCTCCGCTCCCAAGATTGAGAACTCGACCCACTTGAGAAATAATACCTCGCGTCATTGAATTAGAGCCTTGTTGTCCAAGTAAGGAGCCAACATGGTAAAGCTCTGTTCCAATAGCTACGGGAGTATCGTCTTTATAGAAATCTCCATTCTGCTGAATGAAATCCCTTTTTCTAACCATAAGTAAAGCCAAGTCTTCTCCCTCGTCGGCAGAGCTATATTTGAGAACCTTGGCATCCATCTTAAGCTCTCCTACTCGACGACCGTTTTCTATAAGCTCTTTGACGATTTGAGCATCTTTAAACTCAACTATCTGAACGGATCTTCCGTCTCTAATTGTCGTTCTGACAGATCTAAGATTATCAATAACATGTCCAGCGGTCCACACAAAATTGATTTTTTCTGTTTTGTTAGGGCCAACCCTTACGTCTCTAGTGATAATAATTCCAGACCCTTCGCTAAAACCTGATTTAACAGTCACCGATATATCCTGAAGTTTTTGATAAAGCTCCTCGTCAGCTTGAGCTTGAAGGCAAGAAAAAGCGACCAACAAAGAGGCAACCGAAAGAAGAAATCTTTTAGATCTAAATAACATTTGGTTTTCCTTTCCATTTAAAAAAAACCGCCTTTAGCAATACCACATATTAAGGTTCACTAAAGACGGCTTAATTGTTTAATCATCAGAAAAGTAATCTTAGAATGAACCAAGAAGAACTCGTCTATTGTCTAGAACGGCAAAGCCATGCTCCGCCCATCCATAAAGACCTGCTCGTCTCTGTCGATGAAGGGTGTCGTCCTCAAAAATCTGAACATTTTCGCGAACCGGCATAACAAAGCTATCTTGGCGACTCAAGTCCAAACCAACAACAATTTCATTGTCGCCAGTAGGCAAACTTCCGCTTAAATCAGATGTATAGAAGTTTTGATATTCTTGACCCTCACCAAGTTCATCCAAATCATGTAAATTGACTTGGAAGATACGAATTAGAAGACCGCCATCTTGCGTGATGAGTTCTCTCCGAGTTACGGGATCAACTTCATCAACGCCCCAGTTTCGAATGTCTTCGATACCTTCTGGACTAAGATAAAGATCAGTCAGTGTACCTCGATCAATCGAGGTGCTATTACCTCCACCATTTCGACGTACAACCGTTTTCATTAACGAGACAAGTCGCTTGGAAAAGACACCTGTAGCAGCATCGGAATCGTAAACCAAAATATTACGATCAACGCCAGCGCTAAGAATTGTATGGAAACCGTCGTCGTTAAGTTTCTTGGTAAACTGACTTTCCATAACGCTCATTGCGCGCCCCACGATATCCCATCGAGCATCGCGTGCGTACTTCAAGAGCCAGTCGATTGATGCACCCACATCATAGGTCGGAACCATGACATAATCGCCTTCAACATGTCTCTCTGGAATACGTCCATGATTAGGAATAGTGTATGCCACGAAATCTTTTTCGGTTCCCGGAGCAAGGAAATCCAAGGGAAATTCGCTAGTGCTACCGGATTCAAGACGAATAGTTTCAAATATGCCGTCTAGAATATTTCCGCTCATAACCCCTTTTCGGAGTGGCAGCTCAAGAGCTTTAGCAAGCTCGGCTGTCGCGGAAAGAGACTCCTCCTTTTTGAGCGAACCAGCTCTTACGAGCAATTCGTTCATTTCGGGAGTTGGCTCAAAAAACTTTCTGTTAGCCATTTTTATCTCCTAAGTTTATTAATTAATTACCATGTGATGTCTATTTGGACCTTAGCATAGCCATCTTCATCTTTAATAGACAACAAACGCCCTACTCGAAGGCCACCATTATCAAAATGTGACAGCCAGCCGGGACCTACAGACGAAACATACAGGGAATTACCAATATGAGCGGCTGTCGGAGTGCCGGAGAGGTTATTTGTGACAACAAATCCGCGTTGGAGTAGCAGAACCTTACTTCCCAGTTGGACTTCGTCCTTCTGAAAATTCAAGTGCTGTCTCGTTAGGTCGAGATTTACGACGTCATTAAGCAAAAGTCCAGCCGGAGCTTGGAAATCTGCATTGACTGTTCCGGTCGGAGCCTGAACCCTCTGGTTGGAGGAATCCATTGCCGAGCCAGAGCCCGCCTGACCCACATCGAACATTACGATTTTACCTCTTTCACCAGTTTCATTCATAAAGAAACTAAGATCTGTGAGGTGTTCATTTCTATCTGGTTTAAGTGCCATTTTGTCTATTCTCCTAATTCTTGATCAAGAACGTAAGTATTAACCCACTCACGAAGATTGGCACGCGTTTGGTTTGATTCATCTTCTGTGTCTTCGGAAGCAACAGACATGTCAATCGTTTCCTCTACAGAGGCTGTCTCAAGAACCTCTTCGTCAACCTCAGAAGCTTCTGCTTCTGCTTCTTCGTGATTCTCTGGCTCAGATTCTGCGGCTTCTGTGCTGTCTTCAGCATCAGACTTGCCCTTTTTCTTATCTTCTTCGTCGTCATCGTCCGAAGCCATCTTTTTCTTATAATTATAAGCCGATTTCAAAGTTTCTGCCATAGCTTCAAATTGCTCATCATTCAGATTGTCAAAAAGATCAATCTTTGCAGCAGCCTCTTCTTCAGAAAGACCAGCTTCAATAAGGGCAAGCATTCTATCCGCTTTAGCTTTTTCTTTTTCCATAGATTGGATCAGATCCTCAGCTTTTGTTCGGGCGTCAGTTTCTGCTGAAAGCTTAGCTTCCAACTCCTCTGATTTAGAAACTTCCGTTTCCAAGCTTTCGTTGATTTGGCGATGAGATTCACCCAGAGCATCTACCGTTTCGGTAAACTCTGCGATCTGTTTCTCTAAGCCCTCAACATTTGCTTTAGAAAGCTTATCAGTAAGCTCCTTATTTTCACCCTGAACGTCAGCTAGAGCTTGTTTAAGCTCGCTAATCTGATTGTTCAAAATATCAGTAGACATATTTAAATTCTCCTGTCTTTCTTTGCTGGAAAATAATTCTTCTTCTACGTTAACAGATACACCATCGACGTTAGAAAACGGGTTTTTCGTTACTGAGGCATTAGAAAAATCAAATATATGATCACTATCAAATATGATACTGTCGGGATTGGCAGGCCTTTCCACAAAACCTTTTCCAGAAAAAGTTATATTTCTGAGCAACCTTCCAACCTTGTGGTCTTGATAACCCCCTGTGCCTCCGTAGCTTCTTAAATGCTTGGTGAGAAATGATGTCTCTTCACTTCTGGCTATAATATGATTTTTATTGTCGGGAGTAACGACAGCATAATCAAAGCCACGGAAGATACATTCCATCGACACAAACATCTCTCCATTTTCTATCTTTTTGATTAGATCTTCTGCTCTAGCTTGATATTCTGGATCTTGCCATTGTCTATAAATAACAGAAGAAACAAGTAAATGGTAAAAATCTGGCAAATCGGATTCACTGCAATTTTTATCAATAAGATTAAAATTAGAATCTACCGGCCAGCTACCTATAATCCCACCAACTATCTGTTTTTCATCGTGTTCTAAATTGGCAGGTTTATGTTTTGGAGTTTCTTTCGCTCCCCACACCTCTGACTTATTAAAGACGTCGTCATTCTTATTCCAAGAAGCGCTGACTAAAATAGAAAAGGTTTGATATACATCCGAATCCGAAGTATCGGCTTGGGAACGAATACTATCTAATTTGTGGGCAGAAAAAATGATTTCATTTAATTCTGAGCTTTTAATCTCTGGATGCGCAGGGCATAGCTGCGATACGTAGGCCAAAGAAGTCTGTTCCTTGATTTGTTTTTCAAGCCCAGCTTCCTTTTCGGCACCAAAGACAATAATGTTGCTCATAATTTACCTCTCGGAGAGAAATTACACCAAATAGTGGATTTATGAATAGTTCTCTTGGTAGTACACATAAAACGATGCTTTCAGCTTCCTGACTTCTTCAACAGTAAGCCGTCGTCCTATTTCGCTGGCGGCTTCTGAAATCCAAACCTCACACTCTTTATAAACGTCTTCAGGTATGGGGGCATCGCTAACGGCACCAGCAATAGAAGTTGGACTAACCTCTTCTTCTGCATCAAGATTGCAAAGCAATTCAAATTTTATTCTCTCGGATTCAGCTGATTCCTCTGAAGTTAGGCTCCTCATATTTTTCTTATCAAACTGAGCTAAAATAGCTGGGTTTATAAATTCAGATATCTTTTCCTGAGCGTCCTTGGCCCAAATCTCTAAAGAGGCCCTTCTTTTAGGCTTGAATGTTCTTTTCTCTCTAGGGACTTCGTCCCGAGAATTTTTAGGACGTCCCGGCTTTTCTTGTGTCTTAACGTCTTCATTAAATGGTAATTCCAGTTGCTTCTCTTTCTTTTGGGTTTCTTGTTTTTGTTTTTGTCTAAGTTCGAGAGCCGACTCGTCACCATCTTTCTCTTCAAGCTTTAAACCAACCTGACTAGGAGATACAACCCCCGTTTGGAGAGCAACCTTTTCTAAGGAGAACTCTTTGTCTACGGCATGATAAGGACTGATCTTTTCAGACATAGTGCCACTGTTCCTTCTCTTTTCTTCATTTGCAAGTCTTTTTCTTTCGATGGCCGGATCAGCTTTGGCGTTACGCTGGACCAGTTCATCACTAATTATATTTCGGTCTGCCAGATTAATCATTAGTTGAGTCATTGCAGCAGGATCATCTAAATGCATAAAATCAAATTCTACCTTGGGTCTAAAGCGAAATCCCATTGCGTCTTGAACTATCTTGGTTTGCTCGCACCAAAAATCAACAACGATACTTCTAACATAATTAAGTCTCTCTGTAAGCGTTTTAAGGGAGATGAAATTGTTTGTGGTTCCAGAGGCCCCAAATGTTCCAGTCAGAGTAGGTGGAATTCCAAGACATGCGTAAATAGCCATTAAGGTGGGCTTGTACTTTTCCTCCCCCAAAAATCTTTGAACATCAGTTCCGGTTTCTATCAATTCAATATCAGGACCCCAAACAATGTCAATTGTACCTCCTCCCACATTCGTTCCTAAAATTTCTCCCAAAGAAGCAGCCGCCGTAGAAGTGGGAGCTAGCTTGTGTTCCAAGCTTCCCAATTTCCACACCCTAATCTTAGATATAGCACCATCTAGAGCTGCCTGATCTGCTAGCTTCAATTTTTCGTATAAAAGCAAGTCCTTAAAGCAAGCATACGTCATGGGGTCTGCCCACTCTTGCCAATCGTCCTTTTTGTAAGTGAGAAAGAAAGTCTTGTCGGGGGGAAGCAAGATACCGCGAGAGGTTTCCGCCGAACTTAAAATCTCATCCGGAATTTGGCTCAATAAAGATCTTTCTGCTGGATTGACACTGTTTTGTAATTTTTTCAACTCTCTTTTTATAGTATTAGGAATCTTCATTCTATAAAGCTTGGTTCCAGTCATGCTGGAAAGAGGCCCCCCCACAACATCTATTAAGAGAGGATCAAGAAAAATGTACTGCCACGGAAGCTCTCCCTTTTGAAAATCTTTATTGTTAATGATGGCCTGCATGTCGGGGGTCGCCATAGACTTTTGCATTTCAAGTCGTTTTTGTTTACTGAGCTTGGCAGTCTTCATTCTTATAGGAACATTGGCTTCCCTAAATAAAAGATTGCAAATCCTTTCTGAGACAAATTTCCCTTTGGCACGATTAAACCAATCATTATAAAATTTTTCTATCCTAGGGTTTTGATGCACCAAGCGAATACCTTGGCAAGCAAAATCACCCATTAAATCTATGGCATTGCGAATAAGCCCAATTCTACGGTAGGCCGCACGAGCAAATGCGATTATTTCTTTAGGTTTCTGGGGAATACGACTGCCCGGACGAAACCAATCAAAATCAGACTGCCCCAGTCCGGGGCGTCCGCTCAGCTTGGTCGTTAGGTCAGAAAAGTCTCTTGTGCGAGAACCTAAGCTTGCAGAAGTAAACTCTGGAACTGCCTCACTATAAGCTGCTAAGGCTCGATCTCGATCCTTGGGATCTTGAGAATCCCAACTAACATA